ACACCTTTGCGCTTCATCTTGAACCGTGCTGCCATAGCCCCTCCTGCAACTCAAGCCGCTGGGGGCGGACATGGACATTCAGGTCAAGGGAGTGCTCGGCAGCATCCACTTCGACGGAGAGTGGGTGACCATCACCAAGACACCCGTCGGACCGAAGCCGGCGCCTGTACGGATCCGGGCCGCCGACGTCACCGGAACCCGCTTCAAGCCGGGCACGCTCCTCATGCACGGCTACGTGCAGTTCGTGCTGCCCGGCAGCCTTCCGGCAGGCGAGAAGTCGGGACTCGCGCAGGGCGGGCGCCCACCACTCAGTGACCCGCATAGCCTGTCCATTCGCCGCAGCAGCAACGACGCCGCGCAGAAACTCGTGGCGGCCGTCGAACATGCCCGTAACTAGCCGGTCACTCGCTCCAACGCCACCACGACCGGTCCCGTCGACCCGGTGAACGGCGACCGGAAGCTGCCCGCGCGGCCCTCCACCGTGTAGACGTCCCCGTCCACGCGGATCTGGTCGGTGGCCCGTATGTCGGTGCCGTAGGGCGCGTACAGCATCAGGCCCGAGATGACCGTGTCCCGGGCGTCCGTGAGTTCGTTCGTGCCGGAGCCCGTCCCGTCCCGGGGTGCCACCGCACACCCTGGGACGGGGATCTCCGTCGGCGGGCCCGGCACGTCGTTCCCGTAGACGTCCCGGCTTGGCGAGCCGGGGCGCAGAATCGTGACCGTGTCACCGTGCGGCAGTTCGTGCACGAGCCACCTCCTCGACCGCCTCGCACCAGGCCGCCAAATCGGCTGCCGGATCGAGGGCCTTCGAGCGGGCTCTCGCCTTCCGTGAGGCCGCCTGGTACGCGTCGCGGTCATCGAGCCGCTCGATCTCGGCCTGCCACGCATCCACGTCGTCGCGATCACAGAAGATTCCCGCGCCCGCCAAAGACTCGGTGAGCCCTGCGGTCGGGTGCGCCAGGACAGGGATGCCGGAGGACATCGCCTCCACACCCACCCGGCCCCACGACTCGTAGTCCGACGGCATCAGCAGCAGACGCGTCCGCGCATACACCGCGTCCCGCATCTCCCGCCCCGGCAGATGATCCAGCACGAGCACGTTGTCCAGCACCGGAGGCTCCTGCTCCCCGTAGCCGCCCTTCACCGCAAGGAACTTCCGCTCCGGCATGCGCTCCGCGAGTTCGGCCAGCACCCGCACACCCTTGGTCACAGTGCAGTTCACCAGCGTGATGCAGTCGCCGCGCGGCGCCCGGTACTCCTCCGGCCACACCGGAGGCCGCACCACCAGCATCCGATCCGGACGACACCTCTGCCCGTCGAAGACTTCCTCGGCCTTCGCCAGCATCCACTGCGAGTTCACCACCGCCAGCGCCGAAGACCCCTCCAGCATGGGCTGCCACGTGAGGCCGAACGTGTTGTGGCATACAACGATCAGCGGCTTGCCGAACCCGCGGGCCAAGCAGGCTGCGCCCGGCACGTTCTCCAGATGACTGACCACCGCGCTCGCCCTGGCCACGGCCCGAGCGAACCGGGCATCGCCGCCGCCCGCATGCGGCACGACCCGCACACCATCCACGCTGTACGGCTCGCGGCTCGCCGCCTGCCGCGACAGCCACACCGACACCTCATGGCCCCGCCCGACGAGAGCCCGCAGCATCTCATGCAGCGCCCACTCCGCACCCGCATTGTGATCGGGCGGATAGGCGTGCACCCGGGCCACCACGTTCAGCGCGCCCGTCACCGGTACCTCACCATCGACATGCCCGCCTTCGGCCGGAACCCGGCATCGGCAAGCTCCCGGCGATCCTCGTCCGTCATCAGCACAGCCGTGCCGACACCAGAGCCGTCCGTGCGGTACGTGTACGGGCCGATCGTCTCCCCCGTGATCCCGCCCGCCATCGTCGGGGCGGTCAAGGTTCGCAGCGCCATCCGGGCGACGACGGCGACCACAATGTCCGGCACCTGGGCGTCACCGTGGCTGTAGACGACGCGGTAGGTGCCCGGATACGCCTCAACGTCGTCGTACCAGTCCTCCGGCAAGTTGATGACGGAAGTGTCGGCCGCCACACGGATGATGTCCAAGCCGTCCCACCGCCAGCCCACCACCGGCACATCCGGGGCCCCGCCGGCGCCGATCGCCACCACGGCCGTCACGTCGATGACCGGGCGCTGCGGCAGCCGGATCTCCCCCTGCTGGGCCCGCACCACCACGGTCTCATCGTCGGTGCGGGTGAAGTTCTGCTTCGTGTACGAACGGACCTTCGCCGAAGCGTCGGCGAGCAGAGCCGAAGCCCGCGCTTCCTCGGCGACAGTGAGCGGACGCCCAAGACGATCCGAAAGGTCGGTGAGGCTAGCGAGGGGATCCACGGCGAGCCACCCCCTCCACGGCTTGGCACCACAGATCGAGCTCCGGACCCGGATCGAGCTCCGCCGCACGCGCTGCGGAAGCCTTCGAAGCCTGCGGGTACACCTTCGGCGAGAACAGGCGCTTCACTGCGGCCTCCCACGCGTCCAAGTCGTCCCGGTCGGCGAAAACGCCGGCCTCCCCCAGGGATTCCATGAGGCCCGGGGTCGGGTGCGCGACCACGGGAATCCCGGAGCACATCGCCTCGACGGCGACTCGCCCGTAGGACTCGTACACCGACGGCGCCAGGAGCACCCGGGTACGCGCGTACACGTCCTTCGCCATGCGGTCCCCCGGCGTGTGCGGGACGATCTCCACGTTCGGAAGATCCTCACGCACGATCTGAGCCCCGTAACCGCCGATCACGCCAAGGAACTTACGGCGCGGCATACGCTCGGCGAGCGCGTAGAAGACCTTCGCGCCCTTCTCCTCCGTCAAGTTGACCAGCGTGACCCGATCCCCCGGCGACGCCAGGTAGTCGGCGACCGCAACCGGTGGGTGCACAGTGATGCCCCACGGCATCGGACGGTCCCCGCGGTTGCGCCGCCACCACGCCTCCGCATCCGCCTTCATCCACGCCGTGTTGTACACCACCAGCGACGGGGCGCCCTTCACCAGCCACGCCTTCGACTTCTCGAAGGTGTTGTGCAGCAGATGCACCACCGGGATCCGGTTCAACTCACCCAGCACCGACGCGCGGGCCGTGTTCTCCAGATGCGTCACAATCACCCGCGCACGGCCCTCGCCGCGCATCCACGGCGACGGATCGGCCTTGCCCCGGTACGGGTGCACGCTCACGCCATCGATCTCGTACCCGACATCCGCCGACCGAGGATCCGACAGCAGAACATCCACCTCATACCCGCGCACCACCAGCTCGCGCAGCAGGCTGTGAGCCGCCCACTCCGCACCCGCATTGTGGCCCGGAGGATAGGCGTGCAGCATCGCCAGCACCCGCAACAGGAACTCCGATCTACCGACGGCCGACAGCCCCCTGGGGAGGCCGCCGGCCGTACTCGGTCAGGACGCGGCGGTCGTCGCCTGAACCACGCCGAACGGCGAGCGGGTCGCCGAGTTGCTGTTCAGACGCGTCGCCGGGTTGGCCGTGGCGAACGCCACCCGCATCACGACGCGCATCGCGACGGAGTCCTGCTGCATCAGGTTGAGGATGACCTTGCCGTCGTCGTCGGAGATGACGCCCTCGGTGAACAGCTTGAAGCTGATGTCCTGCCGCATGCCGACGATCGCCTTGCGCCAGTCACCCATCAGCAGCTCCGCCTCCGACGTGTCCCAGGCGCCGTTGGTGAGCTCCGACATCGGGTAGCCGTACAGGGTGCCGCCCGGCGTGCCCTGCAGGTTCGGCTGGTAGATCGGGATGCCGTCCGCCGAACGCAGGCCGTTCAGCTTCCACGTCAGGCCCGGCCGGGACATGAACCCGTTCACGGCGAACCCGTCCTGCGCGACCTTCTCCGCGACCACGGCGACGTCCTGCGCGAAGTCGTCGCCGGTACCGGAGATCGTGACGTTGCCCGCCGCGACCGCCGACTGGTACACGGCAGTCGGCCACGTCGACGGCTTGTCGGTGCCGAACAGTGCCGCACCGTCCAGCTTCGCACCGATCGCCTCCACGAGACGCGGACGCACCTGGTCCCAGATCGGCATCTGCGCGTCGTCGAGGTACGCCTCGGGGATCGGCACGATCGACGCGATCTCCTCCACGATCAGGTCGACGTTCTTCCAGTCCTGCGCCGACGTCTGCTTCAGACCGGTGTCACCGCCCACGAAGTAGGCGATCGGCATCACGTCGAGGACGGGCTGCCGCTGCGTCTTCGTCGACATCGGCACCTGCGCGGCACGCTGCAGCAGCGCGGACGCGGCAGGCATCTCCTGGATGATCTGAGCCGAAACCGGCTCCGGGACCAGCGGATCGTTGCTGGCGTCCCGAGAGATCAGAGAGTCGTAAGGCACGGGGTCTCCTTTCGGAAATGCAGCGACCCCGGCCCCGTGCGGGTGATTCCGGTGCTGCGGTGAGATTCAGGTCAGGGGGTACGGCCGGCCATCCGGCGGATCCACTGGTCGGGGGTCGCCTCCGCGGATCCGGAGGCGGTGGCCGCGCCCGGTGTCAGCGACTCGACGGGCCGGTGTTGCGTGGCGGCAGGGGGAGGCGCTGTGGCCTTGAGGCGCTCGGCGAGCGCCTCGGCTCGCGCGTTGATCTCCTCGTCACTGCCTGAGCCGAGAAGGTCGATCAGGTCCGGCGGGATGTTGTGCGTGGCCGCGGCCATGAGGCGGGCGTTCGTCGACTGCAGATCTGCGAGCTTCTGCTCGACGCTCTGCGCTCGTTCGTTGGCCCGCTGGAGCTCGGACTTTTGCGTGTCCTCGAACTCGGCGTACTTCTGGGCCGCCTGCCGCAGATGGTCGATCTCGTCCTTCGACTTGAAGCCGAGTGCGGACAGGTGCTGCCGCTCATGCTGCCTGGACAGTGACTTCCACTTCGCCGCCTCGGCCTCCCAGTCCGTGACCTCCGGCTTCGACTCCGACGCGGCTGGCTGCTGCGGGAGCTGGGTCGGGGTCTGGGCGGGGATCTGGCCCGCGGCGACGGCTTCGGCGGGGGTCGGGACTGCCTGCGTGCCGCCGGCGGTCTCCGAAGTGTTCTCGGCCATTGATGGGCTCCCGTGTCGGGTGCGCCGCCATGTCGGCAGACGCGGGGGTGGTCATGCGGAAGGCGCCGGCCATGTCGGCGGGCGCCTCGGTGGAGCTGAACGGGCCCGAAGGGGCACCGATTCGGGAGTCAGGGACGCTCAGGTGCCGCATAGGCGGCGCGCCCTTCCGACTCCCACCAGCGGCGGAACGCGTTCACGGCGTGCGTACCGCCGCGGCCTCGCGTTGCTGCCAGCCAGTCGTCATAGAGCTTCTCGGCGATGCCGATGAAGGGTTCGTCGTTCGTGAACGCCGGCCACGCCTGGCAAGAGCAATGGTCGTGATAGCGATTGCCGCCCTGCCGCGGATCTCCTGCCGTCTTCGCCGACTTGTAGACCGGCCCGCGGGAAGCGAGCATCGCGCACCACGCGCAAGGGTCGCTGTCGGTGACCCGCGCCCAACCCGTCGCCCGCTCGTCGGCGTCGATGGACTCCTTCATCACCGACCGGCCGCCCTCAAGCGCGAGATACTGCGTGGAGCCCACCATCCGCACCGCAGCGGCATCCATCGCCTGCTGAGGACTCTTGCCAGCAGCGATCGCCTTCTTGAACTCCACCGGCCCCGTCACATCCAGAGCCGATTCCAAGCGCTTGATCGCCAGCGGAAGCGGGCCCGAAGGCTCGAAACCGTCAGCACCCACACCTGCCTCAGCGCGGGCCTCCCGGTACGCCGCCTGCGCCAACACCGAAGACTGCGCACGAGCCTGCTGCACGATCGGCATCAGAGCAGACCGCACGGCCGGCCACGACGCATCCACCTTCGCCGGGTTCATCAGCTCACGCCACACACGGAGCACCTGCTGAGCCATCTGTGCAGCCAGAAGCGCCTGCACCCGGCGGAACCGCTGCGCAGGCTGCGGCCGGACGGCCACCTCACGCCGCCACAGGCGACTCGGACGGCAACTGAGCGTCGGGCGGAGGCTGCATCTGCTTCTCGATGATGCCGTTCAGCCGGTTCATGGCGTCACCTTCAGACGCCGCCGTCTTCCAACGCTCCACATCAGTCTGTGTGACGCCGGGGATCTTCTCCCACAGTTCCTGTGGCGGAACCCCGAGCATCGTCACCAGCTTGCCCAGCGCGTCCACCGTCTGCGCCAGCGAACGAGCCGACGTGTCCCGCCACACGACCTGCGCTGCGGTGTCTTCCCAAGCGACCGTATCCCCAGAAGCCAGACCGACCAGGCGCAGCATCTGCTCATGCCCCTCGCCGCACAGCGACTCACGCTCGTCCGTCTTGCGATCCAGGCCGTCGCGCGCCGCGGCCAGGGCCTCGGCGGAGAGGTTCACCATCTGGCCGAGCAGATGGTAGGGGGGAACCTGCGACAGAGTGGCGACGTGCCGAATCGTCGACTCCCTCGAATCCAAGTAGCCCTTCAGATCCGTGGCGCCGAACTCGCCGAACTTCGTATCCACGTCCTCGGCGACGAACAGGCCGTCGACGCGGGACCGGAACGGCTCCATCGCATTGCCCTGCTCGTCCAGCGGAGGCGCCATGCCGGTCACCCAGCGCTGACGGAACGCCGCATACTGTTGCGCCATCAGCAGGTTGAACGTGGTCATGTTCAACTGGTCCTGCGTGTCGATCAGCGGCTCAACCTCGCCGACCACGCCATCGCCGTCGAGATCCGCGGTGTTGACGTACCGCACCACCGGGCACACCCCGAGGTTGTGACTCATCACCCACCGGTCGCCGTCCGGCGCCAACTGTGAGCCGTCCGCAGCCCCCACCAGCGTGTACCGGGCCCGATCGTCATACACCCGCACCACACGCCGCTGCCCCTTCGCGGTGTTCTCCAGCCGGTCCTCGACCGCGAAGATCGGCCACTCGTCGTTCACCGGATCCGCGTACAGGGCCGTCATGCGCCGCGGCGAGAACGGCGTGATCACGGGGACCGGCTTCCCTGGCATCACCACCGCATACGCAGCCCCGTAAGTGAGAACCGACCGGTGGATGCCGTGCTGCCGAGCATCCATCCGATTCGCCTGCCACACCGTCCACGGCGCCGCGTTCTCGTCGCCGCCCGCCGGACGGTAGCCGTCCACGTACATGTTCTGCGCCACCACAGTGACCACCAGCGGCAGGATGTTCACCCGGGCCCGCTCGATCAGCCACCGGTACTCCGCCCGCGCTCCTCTCGGCACGTAGACGCTGTCGTGCTTGCCGCACATGTATCGCTGAATCTTGTTCAGACGCTCCTGCTCCGAATCCCGCAGCTTCAGCAGGCGCCGCGCCATCGACACCGCCGCATCCTCACCCATCACCGCCACGCGCCGCCCACCTCCCTACGCAAACCCGTGAACCCGACCCGTGCGCTTCCGCTTCTTCTGCCGCTTGGCCCACTCCGGGGAGGCGAGCAACGCCCGCCGCGCCATGTCCGCCAACTGCATGCCCGCAAAGCCGTCGACCTTCTTCGGCGACTCCCGCGACTCCTTGCCGAACGAAACGCCCCACCTGTTCGGCCGCCGCCGAGCATTCCCCACATGCCGCGTCAGCACGGGATCGCCGGTGTGGAGGATCTTGCGGTCGATGATCGCCTGTACCAGGGCCTCGGTCGCCTTCGTCAACTCCTGCTGGTGGCCACGCATGTCGTAGCCGATCGCCGACCTGACGGATGCCTTCACCAGCAGCTCATCCCGGTACGTCTCGCCCCACTCGTCGATGTACGACTCCCACAGCTTGACGTCCGCGAAGAACGCCCGAACCTGGTAGCGGCCGAACGCGTGCGCTACCAGGTCAGACACCTGCTTACGG